TTCAGCCTGCGCCGGATCTACAGCCACATCCATCTTGCCCAGCATCGTTGCCTGCCACTGCGGAGGCATCTTGTCCAGCGCCGCCGTGATGCTCACCTTCGGCTCGACAGGCTGCTGGTTCTGCTTCGCAATCGCCTTGGCCGCCGTCTGATGCTCATACCAGTGCAAATGCAAGTTCGCAAACGCCGCAATCTCCGCCTTGTTCTTGGACGTGGCCAGTCTCCGGCCCTCGGGCGAAATCATCTTCGCAAAGCAGCAGGCCATCTCGATAGCGTCTTCCTCGGAACCGTCTCCCCTGACAGGAACACTCGACACAAGCGGAGTCTGCTGCTGGATCGCCTGCATCTGCTGCATGAGTTGCTGAATGAGTGCAGTTCCCTCCTCCAGTTTTTGAATCATCTCTTCCGGCGGCTGAATCCCATTCGCCTTATCCTGTGCGAGTGTCTGCGCCCCCTGTTCCGTGGCGATTTTCAACTGCGCAATCTGCGTCTCCAACTTTTTCAATTGCGGGTTGGGCAAAGGCTTGCCGTCAAGCAAGACAGAGAACTCGCCCTCCTGCTTTTCCCATGAATCCGCTCCGCCAATCGTAATCCCCATGCGCGCCGCGTCTTTTACCACGCGGGCATTGGCCGGCGAGGTCATGATCGACGTGATAAAGGGGTTCGCGGGAATCATGTTGATAAGTTTCCAAACCCGCTCTTCCCGCTCCGTGAAGCTCTCAGGAATATTTGAGTCGTTGTCGGCCACAACCAGCAAGTCCGAATTCAACTCTTTCATCTCAACCCGAATCCTGCCCATATCGCGGGTGATCCGGTCGAACACTTTCCCTTTAGGCTGAACGCGGGCATTCCAACGCACAGCCTGGAGCGTGGCGTTCGAGAACCCATCCCGCAACGCAACCCACGGTTCGCTCAACCTGGTCATGGCCGAATCGTTATCCAACTCCGCTTCGCCCAGCGTCCCCTGGTCCCCGTCCACATTGTTTGCGCCCTGAAGCGTCAACTGCGCGCCAGTCAGCAATTGGGCCAAATCGCCGCTCAGCCAGTGAATGAAATCAGGCAAACTCGGCTGATGGGTAGGCATGGGGTCTGTCAGAATTGGGGTGCTGTTTGGATTGACCTTCGCCCCGTTGAACGGCTCCTTCCTTCCCGGAGTGTTCCCGCTCTGCCGCAACTGCGGGACGTTGAACACTACATCGTCATAAAAGACTCGCGGTACGGTCGAGGTGAAGAACTTGCAGATCAGGTCCACGAGATTGTTGAGAATCATGTTGGCGCCAGAGTACGCCTCGGTCAGCGCCCTGCGATTCTGCCCCTTGCCGCTCCTTGCGTGCATGATGGTCAGAACTTCAGACCACGACTCGCTTCTGGCGAACGCCAAGGGTGTACTCGAATACACTGCGAGAATTCCCTTTGGGAAGTTCTCAAGGAACCACTCCCGCGCATCCTCCGAACATGAGTCATCCCAATAGAACTTTGGCGTGAGCCAGCATTGCAATCGCGTCGAATCATTGATAGCACCCTGGCCCGTCACCATCCCACCCTGAATGGCCAGTTTGATGGACGACCGCGCAACCCGGTCCAACTCAATCTCGGCAATCCCCGCGGAACCGCCCTGAATCTCCTTGGCAATCCACGGAAACGTCGCCCTCTCGCTGGCGGTATCCTCTTCCCACGCCAGAATCTGATAGGGACTCTGGTTTCCATCGTCATTGGCGATCTGGCATTTGTGCTCCAGTTTCCCAAACACCCTCAGCCGCGTCCGAATAGACGGCTGCTTGCTCTCCCCGCCCTCCGGCGCAGTTTCCTCGGTCTCAGGAACCGCATCGGACGAGGTTTTCTCGAAGCCATAGGTCAGCGCATCCGCCGTGGGCGTCATCAGCAATGCGCACCGCTCATCGGTGCAGAACGTCCTTGCCGCCTCGGACTGACGCTTGCGGTACTCCGCCTCCTGGGCAATGATGACCTTGAGTTTGTTGGCCTTTGCCGACGCCGTTACCGCATCGTCCCCATCCGTCTTAGGGTCGAACTCGGTCTTTACCTGCTCGCGGTTCAAGGCATTTACGATGATGTCGTTATGCACTCCTATAATATTCAGGTCGTATAGATTATTGAGCGCCGCGCCTCCGTACACGTCATATCCCTGGCTGGCTCCCTGAAAGGCAATGTTCCACCCGCCGCCCTTGCGCGGAATTAGCCGATGAAATCCCCTGTCCATCAGTTGAAGCCGCCACGCCTGGCCAATCTCCAGCCTCCGGCCCAGAGACTCCCGCCGGCAAGCCGCCTCAACCATCGCACGAAGATTCTCCGCCAGCTTGAGCTTGCCGCCCTGCTCGCGGTCAAACATTTCCTTGGTCCACTCTTTTTGGTCGGAAACGTCGAACGGCGCATAAGTTCCAAGCGGAACCTTTGGAGTCTCCTCCACCACGCCCTCGATCGCTACTTCTTCTTCCTCGTCAACCGGCATCAATGTCTCATTGCGGCGAATCCCTTCGCCGAGGCTTTCATGCGTCTCAGTTTCTCGGAATCGCCGGGCTCAGGCTCCTTGTCGGATGCCGGAATCTTCGTCCCCAACGGAATGTGCAAAGCCCGGTGAAGCGCCCCAGGATGCTCCTCGAAGCTACCCTTGCTCCCCAGGTCCACTTTCTTTTTCGTCCCGTACATTCGGCTCCTCCTGAATCGCGGCAACCAACTCAGCTTTGCTCAGCGCCGGGTGACCTTCCAGCGCACTGACCCGCTTGCGCAAATCCTCAATCGCGTTGGGTATGCTCTCGCCTGCATTCATCAGTATTCTTCCTCTCCGCCGCCGTCTTCGGCCTGTTCATTGCCATGATCGCAATCCCCACTCAGGCACATCGCGTGTTCATGCGCCTCGCGCCCGCTTGCGTGACTGGAATGGTGCTTATGCCCATCCGGGTGCTCGGACTCAACCGTATGCTCACCCTCGCCGCCTTCCGGGTGCATCGTGTGCGTAGCCATCGCAGGGCCGTGCTGCTCGACAACCTGATGCGGGTCTTCACCCTCGCCCTCGCCCTCGCCCATCTGCTGCTCTTCAGGCGGAGCCATGATGCCGCCCTGAGACTTCTGCTGCTTGGCCTGCATCCCGGTTTCATGAATCCGCTTGCGCGATCCCATGCTGAATTTCTTGCCGTCACTCGACTCAAACGCCATCAGTTCACCCTCCCCAATGTCAGAATCTTCGATGCCCTGGCCATCTCTTCCCTGCAAGCCTCAAACCCAGCCTTGTAGGCCAGCCCAAACACGCGGACCAACTCAGCCTGTTGCGTCGGGGGAAACCCGCTCACCGTCGCAGCGACCTGCCGCTGAACATCCTCAAGACTCGCCATTGGCCAACTCGTCAATCTGCTGCCGCATGACAGCTTCCCATGACCCGCCGCTCGGTTCCGGCAACGCAGCAGGCGGACGCGAACGAATCTCTTCCCGCTCAATCAACTTTGCAAACAACTCGTCGCGAGACTCCGCCAATTCCGCAAGCGAATCTTCCAACTTCGCAATCATCCTATCACGGTCAGCGATAATCGCATCCCGCGTCGCAATCTCCTGCTCATGCCACGCGCGAAACTCCCGCGCGCGCTCTGCTATCAACTCGTAATGCAACCGGCTAATCCACATCAACCCTCCCGCATCCACTCAGGCCTGTTGTCTTCAATATAAGCCTTGTCCTTGTCCAGTGTCGCCTTAATTCGCTGCAATTCGCGCCACATCGGGTCATCAATCGCCGCCAGCCGCTCACTCAGCGTCTCTTCCTCGCTCATGCCCAATGGCTGCGCATGAAAACTCATTGCCAGCATGTCGCCAATGTCAGGACTCGCCAAACCACGCTTCTTCATATCCTGCTTGCGCTCAAGCTGGATCTGGTTCTTGCCCGAATGCCCATATTGAAGCCCGGTCAGGTCCGTCTCGACCTCAACCTCATCGGGAATATCCGCAGTCTCAAGCCAGCCGCGCATCCTCCCCCAGACCTCAGCCCGGAGATTGAAGTACATGAAGCCATCGTTGGCCGGCTGCCCACCGTGGAACTCCTGCAATGTCCAGTTGGGATTCTTCAGCCACCAGCGCGCCATCACCGTGTCCGGCCACTCACTCTTCGGTACATCGTGCCGGGGCATCTCGTCACGAATCACGTCCAGAACACCGCCCCCAATCCCGTCACCGTCGATGATAGTCGTCCGGGGATTGTGCTCCCGCATCCGCTCCATAATCTTCCGCGCACACTCGACCGTGCTCAATCCTCTCAGCTTGTCCAGTATCCTCAGAACTCTCCCTTGCCTTAATCCAATCACCGTGCGGTCATCACCCTCACGCGCCACATCAACAGAGAGTATCTTCCAGCCACGCGCCTCGCAGACGCGGTTACGAGCCGCCGCGACCAGATCGTTCGGGATGAACTGCTTTGTCCCGCCACGCGGAAACACGCCTCTGACGCGAACACGCACAAAGTCCGAATCCTCGCCATAATCGGCTACCCACTCGTCAAACAGCTCCTTATTGGTCCCAGGAACCGTCCGCGAATCAATCTGCTGTGTGTCCCACCTGTGCCGGTACTTGCCAAAGCACTCCCTGAATCGGCCCGTCGTCTCGGTCGGGTTGCCAAAAGCTATCCAGATAATCTCCGTGTTCGTGTCCGTCAAAGCGCCTGATGTCACTTCCCAAACCACATCATCGATCGTGCTCGACTCGTCGTAGATAATCACAATCCGCTTGCCCGAATTGTGCAGGCCTGCGAACGCCCCAGGATTGTTCTTCGACCACGTGTTTACATCCGCCCGCCAGGTCCGCTCATGCTCCTTGTCCTTGGCTGTAATCGACTCGGCTTTAACCTCCCACCAATGCGCATTGATGCCCAACTTGAACCACTTGGTGACTTCGGGCCACGTCTTGGTCTCGATCTGCTTGCCAGTGCCGGCAGTGACCGTCACGCGGCAATCAATGCAGGTGCTCATCGCCCAGTCCATCACCCACGCAATGAGCGCGGACTTGCCGATACCGTGCCCTGACGCAACGGAAATCTGCAACGGCGTGAATCGCTTGTATGAGTTGAGATGGTCGCGTATCTTGGCCAGCGTCTCAAGTTGCCATTGATGCGGCTGAGAGTCGGCCAGGTCGCCCGGTTGCCCCCATGGATACGCGAACTTCGCGAAGCGCAGCGGATCGCGCTTGAAGCTCATCATCCGCTGGGCAAGCTGTTGCTCGGAGGTCACTGAGGTTGATCCTTCAAATCATCGCGCCGGAATCTGGTGTATTCGCTGCCCGTTCCCACCAGCGCCTCATCTTGCGGTTAGGGCGTTTGTTGCAGATGCCCCAGAAGTTCGCATCTTTCTGCGACCTCAATTGAGTAGGCGTGCGCGGGCGATAGCACTGAGCAGACAGGGCGATTCTTCCGTCTGTGTCGCCGTGAAAACACATCCCAAACGCCATGTCCGCCCATATTTTCGTAAACATGCGCTGGTCTGCCATCGTCCATTTCATACCTATTCGCCAGTTCATGCTCACTCCTCAGCATCCTCCGCCCGCTCTTTGTTCTCTCTCATGCGCTTATCATATTGCTCCTGCGTCTCGCCCGACGCTTCCGGGCCGCCAGGATCGACTCCGTATCTGCGAAGATAGGCAGGTCCAGGAAGACTGAACTCGTCCCATTCATTATCCATAAACCAAATCATTGTCGGAATCGTCATCGCTTCGCCTGCTGCTCCTTACCCGACATGGGGCAACCTATCCCGCAGCATACCAGCTTGCCGTTCACACGCCGGAGCGGACGGTTGCACTCGACACACTCTGGCGTAATCGGTACAGACGCGCTATCCGCTATTGGCTGCTCATAAATCACCCGATGCACGTTCGTACCATCACGCTTCACCTGCGTCTCAAAGGTGGGCACGGTCACCGTTCTAATGTGCTGGGCCACAATGTACGCCAAGCTCCGGCCTTTCGTCTTCGCCTGCGCCCTCAGGTATGCCACCATCTCGGATGGCAACCTAATCGAGATGTGTTCGGTTGTGTTCGGCATGAATACAATGTAGCACACGCGAACACAAGCGAATACACACTCACTCCTTAATCGCCTGCTCCGCCTGCCTCAGCCGGTCGGCCAGCGTATCCACGGTCAACTCAACTGAGCTACGATCCCCCCACTTGCGCGGGTTCCACTTCGCCAGCAGCTTGAGCCTGGTATCGATCTTCAACTTGCGATGCTCAATCATATCCGCTATTTTGCGCTCTTCACTGCCGTCCGCCTTGAGCGTCACAATCTCGCCTAGTTGCGTAGTATCAGCAATTTGCAGGCAATCTTGAGCAATCGCTTCCTCGCCATCCAAACGGGCGCGCGCGATGCGTTGCTTGAAATCGGGGGACAAATCTTCATGGGCATAAACGGCATCGTGCGACGGATTTCCCGGCTGACGACCGAACTCCCTGAGTGTCTGACCGCTGGATATCCAGTCAACTACGCTTTGCTCTAGCTCTGGAGTCCATTTGATGTGCGGGTATCCCATATCGGCAGTCTATCGCATCTCACGCGCTGAGGGAAGATTCGCGGAAGATTCGCGGAATACCTCTTGACATACGCTAGGCAATTGCCTTACATTATTAGAGTAGTCAATTTGGAGAGGAGCGCCAAGCCATGAAACAGATATACGTTGGAACCCGCGATGGCAAACGTAGAGTGTTTGTCTCGGCAACCACCCTGACCGAACAAACGCACAAGCAGTATCACGCGGTCATCGGACCTTTTCTCACTAGGTCGGCTGCTTTCTTGCTGGCCGCTGAGCCTAGGCTCCACGCCGTTGCCGATGCTGAAAAGCAAGCTGCGAAAAACCGGTGCCGATCGCTTGACGATGCAAGGCAATAGCCTTATAATAGGGCTATGGGCGCGAAACCTGGAAGATATTGCGGACAAGGGCATTTGCTGGTCGGGTGTAAGGGCCGCCAGCGATGCCCCGTCTGCGCTAAAGAACACCTGGATAAGTTCCGCGCAGCTCGCCGCAAAGCAAAGCCGTCCCCGAAAAATAAGTGAAAATAGTTGCATTTTCCCCTTGACAATGCAAGGCAATTGCCTAACAATAAATTCATGGTTGATTGATTCAACCGAGGAGAGCGAGATGGCAACAGTAATTTACAACTGCAAGCGGTGCAAGATTGGCAAGCGTGTCGAGTATGCCATGGGGAATCGTAACGGCGGATTCTACCGGCTCGGATTGCAGGGTGAACGCATTGAATCCTGCAT